CTCTAATAACAAATGCTCGATTGGCAATGCCAAGGAAGGAGTAAGCTGCCTGAAGTCCATATTCGTTTAGTTCAGACCCTTGGATTGGTGTACCTGATGCATCTGTCAAGAACTCGGGGTTACCGAAAGTTTGTGTTAATTCTCTCTGTGATGAAATTAAAAAAATTTGATTTGCGTTTGTGCTCAGTGTGCCTGAGGCTGTTCCTGTGCCAGTGCCTGACACTTTGTCTTGGCCAGTTGCCACTACAACTAGTGGTACTGCTCCGGGTATACCTGGTACGTAAAAACTTTCGTCTACGACGGTAACCTCTACTCCTGGTGATATTAAAGCCATTTTGTCGTTACTCCTTGTTGTGAATATTTATTGGTCTTGGACTGATTTTATGCAGTTAGATGTCGAAAATAAAGAGCACCAAAAAGGTACCTATAAATATCTACGTGCTTAATGAAAACGGATCACAAAGACCATTGTGTCAAGAATGTAACAGCAAACCAGCTGCCTACAATTACAGACGTGGCAATAAAATTTATTATAGGAAAAAATGTGATTCATGTATTAGAAAAAGCAACAGTTCATCTATTACAACGCCAGCGTGGCAACGTTCAGGATACGCGAAAAATAAATCTTGCGAAATGTGTGGCTTTACAGCACAGCATCCTCATCAACTAGATGTGTATTATGTTGACGGTAACATGACAAACAATAACAATAGAAACTTAAAAACAGTTTGTGCAAACTGTAATAGATTATTACATGTTAAGAAACAAGGGTGGCGTCAAGGTGACCTTGTATCAGATAATTAATTTTTTCTTCCAGTTCTGTTCGTCCAGCATTGTTATTAATTACATGGTCAAACTTTGAATGTGCCCATGCCCACTCTGATGGATGGACATCAATAGGTTCTATTCTGTTATTCTTGTAATCATCAAACCAAGTAGGATTTTGGCCTCTCTGTATACACCATACATCACCACCTACTGACTTGATCATGTTCACTTCATTTGGAAACCTTGTGTCGGGTAGCACCCAATTTGTTTTAGGATTGTCTTGTATTTTTTTCTTCACTAGACTGACCCATATGCCGTCAAAAAATCCTTGCCGCATGCACTCGGTTCCAAATACTTGTAGTACATGTCTTGGAGTGATTTCTTTGCCAATTTCCTTGCTCCAAAAAGCATCTGGCCTTTCTCGCCAATCTCTTGACTGTGGAGTTTTTCCCTCCAACATTTGTCTTGGCCATTCAAACATTTCTGACACTGCATCTTTAAGTTTGTCTGCAAACGATAGTTTTTGAAAGCCATATGTTGTAACCAGAGTGTCTGCCACAGTGCCTTTGCCTGAGCCTATCAGTCCACATATGCCTACGATCATAAATGTATTATATAGAAAGTTTATCCGATTGTAAATGATAAAGGTGTGCCACCTTCAGCATAGTTGCCTATTTCTTGCTCGAGTTTAGTCATTTCATTGATTGCTTCACTTTTTAATGCATCACCATTTAGTCCTGCACCACCTTGAGGTCCTGCAATGGTTTGAAACTTTGATCTTGCTTCGCCTAATGTGTATTTGGCAACGGCCAGTGTGTATTCTCTGATCCATGGCTTCGCATATATGTCAGCTAGTAAAATAAAATCTGGTCTAAAATTGGATTGTTCAATTAAAACAATTTCTTTGGCTCGCTGTCTTCTAAAAATTTGTAATCTTCTTGTTGGTTGATCATATTTAAAGTTAATGAATCCACCAAACATTCTTGCAACCAATTCTTGATATCCTGCAAACATGTCATATGTGGCTAGTCCGCCAATTCTTCCTGTTTGTAGTAGATAGACGTTTGTGTAAGCCAACTCAAAAGGATCAAATGTTGTGCCGCCTTCTGACGAAGATGCTCCACCGACTGTTCTTCTATAGATTCTTGACACATTGATAACCTCTGCTGGTAGAGTATATTGTGTTTGGTCTTTTTGTAATTCTACAAAACCATAGGATTCTTCAACTGCATTACTAGATCTTTGTCTAAATTTGTCAACAGACGTAACAAATGCATTTTCTAAATGCTTGGGATCAAGTTCAACTTCGATCATGCCATCACCTAGTCTAGTTTTAACATAATCAAATATTTCCTGTTTTGCTGAATTAACTTGTGTTTCAGTAGTTTGTGCTTGTGCTGTATCTGGCATGGCATGTATTTATAGTGCCATAAATATACAAAATGCCAAGACTATCTTTGTTCAAACCGGAAAAAGGAAATGATTTTGCTTTCATTGATCGCAATGTTTCTGAAATGTTCCAAGTGGGCGGCACAGATGCCTATATACACAAATATGTGTCACCAAATGACCAAGGCGAACTAAATGATGCAACACAACCTGAAAGATCAGGAGACTCACTCAACGAACTTGCAATCCAGGATCTATTGTTTTTAGAAAATAGAGATAGAAAGTATGAGCCTGATGTGTATCATACTAGAGTAATTTACAATGTAGGTGATATTGATTTTGATCTATCTCAATTTGGACTGTTTTTACAGAATGATCAATTGTTTATGACATTTCATATTAGAGACACCGTTGATGCCCTAGGCAGAAAAATTATGGCAGGAGATGTTATTGAACTGCCTCATCTCAAAGATGATTATAGTTTAGATACATCAGACACTGAGACACTTAAAAGATATTATGTGGTTGAAGATGTAAGCAGAGCAGCTGAAGGATTTTCAAAGACATGGTGGCCTCATCTGTACAGGGCAAGAGTAAAAGGCATCACTGATGCACAAGAATTTAGAGACATACTAGGTGATAAAGATGAAAACACATCGCAAAAAACAAGAGACAAAGAAATAGAAATAAATGATGCAGTGGTCAGCCAGGCAGAGTCGGATGCACCACAATCAGGGTACAACACAAAACAGTTACATGTAATGCCAACAGATGAAGAAGGCAGAGTTGCTTTGGTCACAGTAGATGATGACATGACCACTGACACTGGACACATTAATGTAGATAAGGTATATCAAACACCAACTGCCAACGGTTATCTGGAAGGTTACCTAACTGGGGATGGCATTCCTGCAAACGGTGAGACATATGTGGCGGCAACTACATTTCCTAATAATCCTGTTGAAGGCATGTTTGTACTTAGAACTGATTATTCACCAAATAGATTGTTCAGATATGACGGTCGAAGATTTGTAAAAATAGAGGACAATGTAAGACAAACAATGACACAGACCAACACGCGAAATACACAAAAAACTGGATTTATTAACAACACAAATACTACTACACTTGCTGATGGTTCATCAACAACCAAGGAACGTGTGGCTTTAAGTAAACTCTTGAAACCACAGGCTGACAACTAATGCAACATTTTTATGACGCACAAATAAGAAGATACATCTTACAGTTTATAAGAATGATGAGTAATTTTTCTTATATCACAGGAAAAAATTCTAAAGGAACTTCCGAAACTTTACAAGTGCCAGTAAAATACGGGGACATGTCAAGACAAGTGGCACAAATTATAAAGAAAGGATCTGAGAATACTTTAATTCCTGCACCGCAAATAAGTTGTTATATTACAGATCTTAGATATGATCGTGAAAGAATGTATAACCCATATCATGTTGATAAAAAACATATCAGGGAAAGAGAATATGATCCTAGTACAGGAGAATACACAGGCGCCCCTGGACAGTCACACACTATTGAAAGGATCATGCCAACTCCTTTCGAATTGACTTTCAATGCAGATATTTTTACAACCAACACAGATCAAAAATTACAAATACTTGAACAAATACTGGTGCTGTTCAATCCTGCTTTAGAATTGCAAACCACTGACAACTTTTTAGACTGGACTTCGCTATCTTTTGTTGAACTTACAAATGTAAACTTTACCTCTAGAGCTATACCACAAGGCATTGCCGATGAGATTGACGTTGCGACACTTACATTTAGGACACCAATCTTTATATCTCCTCCTGCTAAACTGAAAAAATTAGGAGTAATTGAAAAAATTGTAATGAGCATATTTGATGAAGAAGCAGGCAAAGTTGATGTAGATGGCATACTCGGAGAATCATTACTATCGAAACAATTTGTGACCCCTGGACAGTATGCACTTTTATTATTAGGCAACAGGATGACCTTACTTGGCGAGGCATCTGATAATGACGCAACCACAGCCAATAATAAAACTAACCGTGCATTCGAATCACAATCTCAATTTGGCAACAAAATACATTGGAGAAAACTAGAAGCATTATATTCTAAAGTGATCCAGAACGGATTGTCTAAGATAAATTTACAACAGTCCGCCACAAATATTAATGGAGACGATATTATTGTTAATGTATCTGGCACAGTTGCAATTGATCCACAAGACGAAAAAACATTATTGTTTACTGTGGACATAGACACAACACCAACTAACACAATGAATGCCGTTGATGCTATTATTAATCCTTTAACATTTAATCCTGATGGTGTTGCAAATGGCACCAGATACTTGTTGACAGAAGCTATTGGTAGTGCCAGTGATGATTCAACCGAGAACAATGGTCCAAGTGCTTGGGGCAATTTAATTGCTTCAGCAAATGATATTATTGAAAAAGTAGATGATATTTTTGTTGTAGATTTCAATGCTGATTTCGATGATGGCTCAACACAATTGTTACGTGGCACCTTGGATTCTTCTTCTTTAGGTGACAGCACATTTAATCAAGTACATTATGTTACTAACATGACCACTGGTATTCAATACAAATGGCAACCTACTGCTGGCATATGGATTAAATCATATGAAGGATTTTATGAGCCAGGCACTTGGTCTATTGAATTTTAGAATATAAACTATTAGTATGAGTTCTATTACAGCAACTGGATGCTTATTCTATGCCAAATCTACAAAACGTTTTTTATTTTTAAACAGGAAGATCAAACAAAAAGGAACATGGGGCATGGTTGGAGGAAAATCAACTGCCACTGAAACTCCGTGGCAAGGACTTCAACGTGAAATAATTGAAGAAGTAGGACATCAACCAACAATACAAAAAACTATTCCACTAGAACTTTTTGTAAGCAAAGACACACGATTTAAGTTTCACACATTTGTATGTGTAGTAGAACAAGAATTTATTCCTAAATTAAATGGTGAACACTCAGGATATGCATGGGTATCTATCAATCAATGGCCTATGCCTTTGCATGATGGGGTGCGAAAAACAGTCAATAACAAAACTATTAAAACAAAACTACAAACTATTTTGGATATTATTGTTTGATTACATCAAAGTGACCATGATGTCTATGACACCATTGTCTGTGTTGTTGTGAGATTCGATTGCTTTTCCAATGACAGTGCCTACTGCTGGATTAGCCTCTGCTCTTGCTCTGCCGTTGCCTGCAGATACTAACAGATCACCTGCTTCGATAATGCCTTGCACCTTACATGGCACTCTTCCAGTCATTGCTAATTTAACTCCAGTGCCGCCTTCATTAAGAAGGAAACCTGGCTCGGTTGATATAACTCCTGCTACAGAACTATGTGCATCTTGATTACAAAGTCCAACTTTTTTATTGCCACTAAAATGTACTACATCTCCAGGTTCCAAGGTCAAATCATCTGTTTCAAAGATCTCTGCCAAGTCAGCGTATTGTGCCTGTGTTGCTGTTCCTGTTATCAGTCCTGACACACGCATCGCATCATTAACCAAAATTTCTGTTGAGTCATTGGCAGTTATGACTTGTGTTCTAAGATTGTTAATTGTTACTTCTGATGAATCACTTGATGTTATCTCATTACACTGTATGGTTCCAAGTACTTCAAGTCCTTCATTTACTGTGATGAATGAACTGTCTGTAGATAAAATTTCCCTTACATCCAAAGTTGTGGTGTGTAAGGTTCCTGTTAGTGTTATGTTTCTAAAGTCACCTGCATCTTTATCTGAATCGACTACCACTGCCTTTGAAGCTGCTACTGTTCCTGCTGTTAAACCATCAATTTGTTCTAGGTCTGCTTCATTAATATCCGCTGAGCCGATTATGAAACCTGTTGCTGTGACAGTTGAATTGAATGCCGCAGCTCCTGCCTCGGACATGTCTAAGGTAAGTGCTGTGATTCCTGATCCACCATCATTGCCTTGTAAAATTATATCTTTATTTGACACTAACGATTTTATTGTTAGGTTATCACTATCCAAAGACACATGGCCAACATTTGCACTGCCGTCTTTAAATATTACTTCATCACCGCCAGCATCTAAAATTATATCACCTGCAACATCAACAGTAAGATCGCCCGAAGAAAGATCAATCTCTGTGCCATCAATGGTAATGTTATCAACTACAACTCCGCCATTGAAAGTCGCTGAATCACTTGCATTAAGGGCAACAGTAAGAGACCCACCTGAGTCAGTAGATGTAACTATGCCGTTACCGCCTGATATTCTTAGTTCGTCTGTGCCGCCTTGTAGGTATATGCCTGTGGAATCATCTGCAATGACTCTGAAAATTGTTTCACTTGCTAGTGCTTGACGGGATCCGCCTGCTGTTGAACCATCATGAACAACCAGCCTTCCATCAGTTGAGTCTACACTTATTTCGCCAGTGGCTCCTGTAAACGCATTATTTTGTGCTGTTGTACCTCTTCTGAATTGGACTGTTGTTGGCATCGTATATTTATTAAGCTCCTACGTGTGTCTCGCTTGAACCAAGATCAGTGGTTGCTGTGCTTCCTATTGGCTCCATGTTGTCAAAAAGTGTTGTCAGCGAAACTCCAAATGCATCTAAAGTGGTTGCTGTGCCAACACCATCGGAATCTTCTTGAAAATCTGTAGCAGAAGAATCATCTGTTATAGGAAAACTTGATGCTGTTGAATTAGGAAAACCTGACCTAGCAAAATTATCTGATACATAGGACACTGTTGTAAGATGATTGTTAGCAGTTGGTGTTGTGTTACTGGTCACTGTGCCAGCAACTTGTAGTGTTGAACTTAGTTGCAATGGTGATGTCACAGATACGCCCGATGAATCTTTTGCTCCAATTTGGTCAACTGTGATATCATCATTCAAAGCAAGCGTGACACCGTTGCCTGCTACTGTAGGAGTGATAGAATTGCCTGCTCTAAATTCTAGTGCCTCATCACCATTGACATCTACACTGCCAGCATTAGAAGAATTATCTCCTAGAGATAATGTTCCACCTGCTACAGATTCTACAAATGCTTTGATAGACTGTTGGGTAGCAAGTGCTGTTGCACTGTTTGAAGACATGTTATCTTCGTCTTTGATTGATGTAACCACAACGGATTCTGATCCAAATACTAAACCACCTTGATTGATTGTGGCGAATGATGAGTCAGTTACTGCTGTTGCTGTTGCATTGGAATTTGTTAGTACAGCTTTGAATCTATCCACACCTTCATTGAAATAAAATGCCGCATTGTTGCCTGCGGATCCTCTTTGGATCAATAATCCTGCATCAACATCAGCGCCACCAGAATTATTTTTGTTAAGTTCTAATAGTGCATCTGCAATCTCTAAATTAGTTGTGTTTACTGATGTAGTTGTTCCAGACACAGTAAGATCTCCACCAATTTGTATGTTTCCTGTTGCAGTAATATTTCTAAATCCATTGATATCTTTATCTGAATCAACCACAACTGCTTTGGAGGCAGTCACAGTGCCATTGGTTATTCCGTCTAATTTTTCCAAGTCTGTTTCATTCATATCAGCTGAACCGATTATGAATGATCCTGTTGCAGTAACATTCCTAAAAGATCCAATGTCTTTATTTGAATCAACAACAACTGCTTTGCTTGCCGCCACTGTGCCAGCAGTAACTCCGTCTATTGTTTCTAATTCTGATTCATTTATAGAAGCAGATCCAATAATAAAAGATCCTGTTGTGGTTACATCCGCCTTCACCACTATATTTGCATTAAAATTTGTCACTTCATTTACTTCAATAGCACTTGAGTCTATTGAATTGATTTCTGATAAAAATAATCCACCAACAACATCTAAACCTTCATTTATTCTTACATTAGTAGAGTCTGTTGATTCAATTGAATTAACATCAAGCGTTGCTGTTGTAATAGTGCCTGTGGCTGTTATGTTTCTAAAAGAACTTGCATCTTTATTGCCATCAACCACCACTGCTTTATTGGCAGCTATGGTACCATTCGTTATTCCATCTATTTTTTCTAAATCTGTTTCGTCAATGTCAGCTGAACCAATCACAAAAGTTGTTGCTGTGACTGAACCAAGCGTGCCAATATTTTTTGACCCGTCAACCACTAAAGCTTTATTACCTGCGGCAGTGCCGTTTGTAATATCATCAATTTTTTCAAGATCAGATTCATTCATAGATGCTGATCCAATAATGAATGAGCCAGTTGCAGTTACATTTCTAAATGAAGCAATGTCTTTGTTTGAATCGACCACAACTGCTTTACTGGCAGTAATTGTTCCTGCTGTAAGTCCATCCAGTTGTTCTAAATCCGCTTCATTCATTGAAGCATCTCCAATGATTACTGAACCAGATGTTTCAATATCCCCTGTGGCAGTTATAGTTGAATTTACTTGAACAGCACCATTAAAATTTGTTGCATCATCAATTTGAATGGCAGTTGAGTCATTGGCTGTGATGTTTTGTACTCTTATATCATTGACAATAACTTGAGTGGAATCTAATGACTCAATATTATTAACTTGTAAAGTGCCAACTACATCAAGTCCCTCATTGATCCGAACAGCAGTTGAATCAGTTGACTCAATTGAATTTACATCAAGTGTGGCTGTTGTGACTGTACCAGTGGCAGTAATATTTCTAAATGATCCTGCGTCTTTGTTGCCATCCACTACTACAGCTTTGTTGGCTGCCACAGTGCCGTTTGTTATTCCATCTAACTTTTCAAGATCTGCTTCACTCATTTCAGCATCGCCTAAATTTAATGCTGTTGCTGTCAAGGTTGAATTAGATGATATAGCGTCATTTACAAACAGTGCGCCTGAAATATTAAGGTTATCATTCACTTGAACAGCAGCCGAATCTACAGATGCAAGCACATCTACATCGCCTTGATTGGCAAATTCTAAACCATTACCAGCTGCATTTACTCGAAGCACTTGACCTGCTGATCCTATTGAAGCTAGTCCAGTTCCACCAAATGAGGTACCTACAGTTTCTCCAGACTGAAATTCACCTAGTCCTGTGGCAACATTGTTGCTATCAAATACTACTCTTACTGGGGTTTTGTCTGCCATGTGTGATATTTATTGAGAACTAAAATTGAAACAAGGTTACAGCATCACGTGATGCAAGGGCACTTCCATTGGCAAGTGTAAATGTTTGTTGTGCTTGCGTATACACAGGCTCAGTGTCTATTGTAGCGTTGAATTCTAACACCAAATTCGCTGTCTTGGCCAACAGCTGAGCATCAGTAAAAGATGTGGATCCGTCACTGACAAAAATTTTTACTTTTTGTATTGGTCGACCACCTGTGCCTGCTGTGCCACCTAGTTGTTGTATCTTGTTTGTGCCAACTTTACTGTCCTCCGGCAGTGTTGCACCAGTGGCTGATATAGACAAAGCACCAGTGCCATCAGAACTTATTGTTGCTCCACCTATGTCTAATGTTTCGCTAGATAAGAATGCTGTTTTCCATCTTTTGCTATCAGACCCTAAATCATATGTACCGTTTTCACTGGGGATCAAATGTCCATCAAATTCAAAGCCAACTGCACTATCGTCTATGCTAAAACTATTACCAGCTATACGGATATTTTCTATCCCAACACCAACTGTACTACTGTCTTGGACAGATAGTTTAGAGCCTGAAATTTGTAGTTCGCCAAGATCTGCTGTGCCACTTGAAGTTATAGTAATGGTACCATCTGAGTTAGCTGAAGTGGTTATACCTTCGCCACCCCTAATGTACAATGATCCTCCACTTGCTATTTCAACTGTCGCTGAATCATCAGCAACAAATAATGTTGTGCCTCCACCACCACTCACGCTAGATCCATCTATTGTAAGTGTGTCTCCTGCAACCGTGGCAGTCACACCTCCTGTGCCAACTAAGTTTAACACACCGCCATCTGAAATAGAAATAGTAGCTGATGTTGTATCGCCAAATTTAAGTCCAGTCGCACTGCCTCCCGTAACTAAACTGCCACCAGGCGTTACTCCATCACCTATTCTCAGCTGACCAGTGACTGTGTCATGAGCTAGATATGTGTCTTCCAACACATGTGTGGTTATGTCTCTGTTTTTAAAAGAGCCTTTGATTTTTCTAAAGGCCATGTTATGTTTACACCAGTTCCTTGAGTAAGGACTTTAAATGTTTTAGTTCGTCTGCTTCGTCATATACACTACGTTTGACTTCATCCTCTCCAACTTCTTCATCATCATCTGTAAGTTTATCAATAACTGGAGATTCTTTTCCTTGTGCAGCTTTGGCCATTTCAATTTCTTGTTGTAATGGTGACACCATAACCTTATCAGCTGCTGAGTCATCTGTTTCTGTATCCTTATCAGCCACAGATATTTTTGGATCTCCACCATCTTGTGGTATGGTGATCTTGATGGGGATCTCAACTTTGATGTCACGTTCTAATAAAAAATCTACTGCTCGCATGGTACAGCACTTATTTATTGCAAAACATTTTATGTTTGTGTAAAATTACTGCATGTATGCATTTCATCATGTACCAAAGTGTGCAGGATCTACTTTGCAATATAGGATGATCCTTGCTGAACACAATGGAGAACTAGAAGCAGGGTCCACACTGATAAGATATGATGCAGGCGGAAGAGTATGGGACTACAAAATTAAGGATGATCCTGGTTACGATCCTGAAGAGTCACTGCATGAACAAACATTTCCAAGACACAGAGGAGTGCAGGTGGATCCAGATCATTCGAATGTAACCATCAGCATGGGGCATGCAATTGATCATAGTTGGCCAGGACAGCACATAACTTGGATAAGAAATCCTTATGATCGTGATGTTTCGCACTACAACTATGATTATAATCTTGGCCGAATCAATCGCACATGGGAGGAGTGGCATTGGCAAATGCCAACAGATTGGATCACATTATGGTTGTACACAAAATGGTTGAAGATGCCTGAGACTGATGCACATACAATGTATGAAACTATTCTTAATTCAAAATTAGTCATAAGGCCGATTGAGTGTTTTGATTCAGACTATGCAATCATATGCGAAAAACTAGGAATAAAGTGTCGTACAGTCCGTGATAATGTGCAAACACACAAACACTTAGCACAAAGTGACTTGGATCGTTATACGATATTAGAACATCAAGATGACAATGAATATGATTGGCAGTTGTATGAGTCTAGTGTCCGCCACTCAAGTCTGCTGACACATCCATAAAGTTTATTAGGTACCAATTGGTTCCATCATACACCCAATTAGTTACGTCACCTGATGCAGTAACGATGTCTGTGGAGCCACCTTTTAATGTTGTGCTGGTAACATCAAATGTTACAGCGGCAGTGGATATCACAGTGATAATTTGGCCTACGATGCCATCATCGAAAGTAGTAAGTGTTTGTTCAGATGCATGTGTTTTCCAAAGGTTTCCTGTCAGCACTGAAGGGGTTGTATCTGTTGCAGGAAATGTGCCAAATGTGCCACTGGTGTTAGCACCAAAACCACTTTGATTTTGAATGCCTGTGCTGTCTCTTACTATTTTCATTTTTTATATTTATCGGTCATAAAAAAAGGGGGAATAAAAATCCCCCCTTTTAATTTTAGTCTTACTTGAATGATACGTTTGAAATACTAATTCTTGCAAGATAGTCAGCGGCATTACCAAGAGATGATGCTGTGTTTGATAACTCAACATAACCATATCTTGTTAAGAAGCTAACAACCGGCTCGAATGTAGATGGATCAAGTACCACACCTGATGACATTAACGGAATGTATGGGCAGTAGAATGCTGGTGCATCTGCTTCTGATGAACCTTTGTAACCTACTAATACATCTGTGCCTGTAGCGGCATAACCATCAACATAAACTCTCATTGAGTTGTTTAAAGTACCTACAAACTTTGTGTTTGTTGGCGCTTCAAATACACCTTCAGTTGATCTTGCGAACGCTGAAGTTGTTGCTGATTGAAGTATTGTTAATGCTTCTGATGAAACAACTGCGTAGTTACCTGCACCTCTTCTTGTTCGCTGTGCGATCAAGTTTGCTTGCTGGTTGATAAGCACTGCTAATGCGGCGTGCTCGTCACCTACGAATGTTGCTGTACCTGAAACAGCAGACTGATCAAATGCAGCTGCAGCTGAACCAGCTAGGGCTCTTAGAGATGTTAAGATCTCTTGGTCGATCTCAGCAGTAATCTCCTGTG